GCGCATTCATTGATGCTTTGGACGCTGAAATGGAAGGCATCAAGAAGGACGCAATGAAGGATGTCAACCGTCAGTTGTGGGGTACGTCAAACGGCGTTATCGCCCAATGCGGTACGACCACCACTTCGGCAACCGTCGTTCTCGCCTCAACCACAGGTTCGACCGCACTCCGTCAGTTGTTCTTTGACGGTGGCATGGTTGTTGACATCGGAACCGTCGCATCCCCGACGACCGTTGCATCGGCTCGTACCATCACCGCTGTTGACGAAACAAACAAGACGATCACCATTTCGGGTGCAACCATCTCGACGACCTCGTCACACTTCGTTTTCCGTAGTGGTGCAGGTGGAGCTTCCAGCAACACAGGTCAGCCTGGCGACGGACAGATCGAATTGACTGGTCTTCAGACCATCGTTGACGACACCGCAGTCCTTCACACAATCAACCCTTCGTCACAGCCGAAGTGGAAGTCCTATGTGAACAGCAACGGCGGAACCAACCGTTCCATCACCGAAACCCTCATTACTGGCTCCATCATGAAGACCCTCACCAACTCAGGTAAGAAGCCTTCGTTGTTGGTTTCGGCTGAAGGTGTCAACTTGGCAATCAGCAACTTGTTGCTCTCATTGAAGCGCAACATGGAGCAGACTTCGTTGAAGGGTGGCTACGCAGGTATCCAGTTCTACAGCCCATCTGTTAGCGGCAAGGGTGACGAAGCCCCCACCGCCTTGTACGCAGACTTCGACTGCCCGAACAACCGCCTGTACGGCATCAACCCTGAAGTCCTTACCTACCACCAGGTTGGCGACGGATTCCAGTTCATGGACTTGGACGGTGCAGTAATGAACCGTAAGCCCGACGTGGATGCCTACGAAGCAACCTTGTACGCCTACGGCGAACTTGCTTGCCGCCAGCGCAACGCCCACTTCGTCATCAAGGACATCACCGAGGTGAGTATCTGATGGCAGCTTCAGTCAGTATCACAACTGGCCCTGAAGTTCCGGGAAGCCGTAAGGAAGTCACTGGTGTTATCACTTTTGACTCGTCTTATGTAACTGGTGGCGAGGCTGTCACTTTGGCGCAGTTGGGTCTTTCACGACTTGACTACCTCATCGTGACCGCTGTCAACGGAAACATCCCTGCGTGGGACGGATCAACCTCGTCGCCTAAGATCAAGTTGTTTTGGGTGGACACCACCACAGACGGCGCACCGATGGCTGAAGTTGCAAGTACGACGGACGTTTCTGCAACGACTGCTCGTTTCTTGGCAATCGGCGCATAAACCAAATCCCCTAACAAACGAACGAGCCAGCCACTTTCGACGGTGGCTGGCTTTTTCGTATATAGTGACCACCATGATTCGTGCAGCAAACCTCATGGGAGAAGTAGAAGGCGGTAGCCAAATGGCTGAAGTTGCCTTTGACGTATATGACATTGCGACCCGCATCCAAAAAGGTGACGAGTCGGGCTGGCGAGGTGATCCCAGCGCATCACTCATGTTCAACCCGATCATCGGTCGATTTGAAGTGTGGATGGTTGATGCCACCGGGACACCGTATGTCGCCTGCTCACACCACCGTGCCGACCACACTCTGATCGTCAAGTTGATTGAGGGTGACTGGCAAAAAGGTAAAGCACTCCACGAAGACCTGTTGAAAAAGAACAAAGCGATCCTTGCTGCTCACGAAACAGAGGAGAAGGAAAAGCGACTAGAATTAGCAGACAAGTTGCATTGGGCATTGATTAAAGATGTCGGCCACTTGGGTGGATCTAATAAGCGCAGTATCAGCATGAACGAGAAAGGCAAGTAATGGCAACCATTAACGCAAACACGGCAGGCTCGGCAACATTAACTGCCGATACTGTTGACACAATCAATTTGACTTGCCCGGCAACACGACTCATTGTTTGGAACCTTAAACATACAGGTTCAACATTGTATTTCACTTTTGCTCCCGCAGCGACTGGTGCGCCTACACCAACGGTTGCTGGCAACAATTGCTACGCCGTAGCGCACGGGCCAGCAGGAGTTCTTGATCTACCAGCTTTGGGTGTTCCGTTACAAGTAAAAGTCATTTCGGCAGGCGCACAAGATTACAGCGTTATGGTGGTCTAATGAACCTGGCTGACCTTCGTAACGCTGTCAAAGATCGACTGGCGATCCGTTCAGATGGTTCGGGCAACAGCCTTGACGGACTTATCACTAACGCCTATGTGAACACGTCTATTGATGACGCACTCAATCGTGTCAGCATGGAGCGTGACTGGTGGTGGCTTGCCACAACCGCATCACTATCGTTTGATACAACTGACGGTGACGCAGCACTACCATCCGATTTCATGCGCGCCAACAAACTGGTCATCAACGACTACCCGGTCGAACCACTACCGCTGGACACATTCCTAGACCCCAACGCAGATAGTAACGCTTACGGCTGGCTGGTTTACGGCAACGCTGTCAAGATCACACCGATCCCAACCACGACTACCCCAGGGACGTTGTACTACTTCCGTAGCGAACCAGCCCTCTCGACACAATCATCTCCCGATACCAAGTCACCGTTAATGCCCGTCGTCTACCACAAGTCCATTGTCGCCTATGCCAGCCATCTTTGTGCGGCCCGTCGCCAAGACGAACAGCGTGCAGCGTTGTATCTCCAGGAGTACGGCAACTTCTTGAAATCAATGAGCGACGACAATCGCGCGACTATTCACCGACGCATCAAGTTTTCACGGGCGATGTCAGACGCAGCCTGGAGTTAAGGCATGGGATCATTCCAAATCTCCTATGACGACTTCTCAGGTGGTCAATACATGGGCAACAGGTCAACGAACCTGCCCAAAAACACTTGGCACGGCAACGGCGTTGTATCAACACCCGACGGGAAACTGGTAGCTACTGGCAGTTCGTTAGCAGCGACAAGAAGCTACCCATCAGGTACAACTGGAAAAATTTATGACCATTGGGTTATCGGTGGCGACTCATATGTTTTCATTGACACATTCAAATCTCCAACGTCGCAATCAGCACTTGTCAAAACCGCTGGTGTCAACAACGGTTCAACCTTCCCAATCACAACAACTACCAATAACCTGACAGGAACTCTCGCTGGCAAAGTCGCCTACTATCCAGCAACCTCGCTGTTCTATTACATCAGCACCGCAGGGACAATTTACTCTGTCACTACAACAGCAACAGTCACATCTGTTTCGGCGGCATTGGCGGGTCTTGGATTAACAGACATCGCTAGTTATGGATATCGACTTGTTTCCTGGGGCGGTACAAATTCCACAGCAAGCAAACGTCTTTACTATTCAGATACGACTTTGGCAAACTGGTCAACTGCTGGATACTACGAATTCAGCGGAAAAATCCTTAATGTGTTGCCTCGAACAAACGACCTGCTAGTTATTTGTGATACCGGGGTCTTCAGCCTCGTTGGCGTACTTGGCTCATCAGTAACGAACCAACTAATCGTGCCTCAAGAAAATGTCACCGAAGGCATGAAAGACGCAACCATTGTCGGTCGCAATATGCATTTCTTAGACCAGCTTGCGAATGGTTCAATGGACGGTCGTATTTACCGTTTGGTTGGTTCAACTGTTCAAGCAACAGACACATTAGACATTGTTGACGTTATTTCTCAAATAGGTGTTGAACAAGCCCGCATTATGGCTGTCAACGATGGTCGCCTTGTAGTAATGATGCGTAACGATGTTTGTTATGCCGAAACATCAAAAGGTCAATGGGGACGGCACACTGTTGGTACTGGTTATTCAATTGACCCAAATGCCACCAAACAGCAGCAGGTCGGTCGAGCAGGCCCGAACTCGTTAAATGAATTCTTCGTGGTTGCATCATTTGGTACTTTGAGCGAACTTTTCATTGAACGGTTTATTCACAACACCGTACAACCTACGCCAACAAATGCAAACATCACTATTTCGGGTACTGGCACTAGTGCAAGTTATCCAACTGGTTCAGTAATTCTGTCCGAATATTGGCATTCAAAACCGTTCACCGTCAAAGAAATATTTGTTGAATACAGCGTCGCAAACGATACGTCATGCGTCCCCGATGTGAGTGTGTCAATTACCCCAACAGGAAACGTGGATGTTTTAGTAACAAACATCTCCAGCATGGTAGCCACTCCTGTATCAACAAGTCAGGCAAATACCGTTCCTAATACCTTTGTGTTTGACCGCTTTCGATCCAACAACGCCAACAAAAGTTTTGGTATCAAACCACAATTATTTTTCTCTGCCGTCACTATCAAGCGTGTGATCCTGAACTGTGAAGACTGATGCCGTTCCAGTACACCTTCCGATCTGACGACATTACGACCTGGGACGTTGACACGCGCGACTTAGTCGAGAACCGTGACCGGGAACTAGAATTATTTACCAGCACACTTGACGACTCGTTACTTAACCTAAACGCCAGCAACCTCACGTTGGGGACTGTACCATCGTCGCGCGTCACGGGTTCTTATACGGGCATTACGCAAGTCGGAACATTGTCAGCTGGTGTTGCAAGTTACAGCATTGGTGATACTGGCCCTGCTGGGGGCAAAGTATTTATTACACCATCAACACCAGGCAATACGACAGGTTTATATTTTGAAGTTGCTTTAATATCAGCGGAAGTAGAAAGAACTTGGGCACAATTTGCACCAATAAACTATACGTCTACATCAGTCTTTGTATCTAACAATATTGGAACAGGTAAAGCAAATACTGTTAACATTATCAATCAAGGCAACAGCAACCCTGACACTTGCGCCGCAAAATATTGTAATGATTTTACATACGGCGGTTTTAGTGATTGGGTTTTGCCGTCACTAGACGAACTCGCCCAAATTTATACAAACAGGGTTGTTATTGGAAACAATTTTGCTGGTAAATCTTATTACAGTTCTTCTGCATATGACGACGCTCGCGCGTATTGGCTGGATGGCTCTACTGGCAATCAGAACTACGGCTCCAAGTCCACCGCGCTCTTTGTCCGTCCAGTACGTTCTTTTTCAGCAACTGGGCTGAATGTTCTTGGGTCGGCAGTAGTACGAACGGCCGCCACTCAAGACGGTGTAAATCTTACTGGTCGAGCTGGTGGCACATCCGATTATGTTGTCAACATTTTGCCAACAACTTTGACCGCAAGTCAGACTGTCACTTTGCCCGACGCTACGGGAACGGTAATTACGACGGGCAACTTGTCAAGCATTACTTCAGTTGGCACGCTTACGGGTCTTGCATCGTCGGGGCAGATTACAGTAAATCGTGGTTCGTTGGGGACGCTAGCTTTTAACTTCTTAACAGCCATCAATGCATATGCTGAAACATCTGACGGCGACTCTTTGTTAACTCGTATTCGCCGTATAAATAACGGTTCAACTTGGCAAACAGCAGCGTGGCGTATTTCTCGTCAGGTTGGCAGCACAAATATGGGGTTTGTTCAGTTTGGTGATGGCGCGGGCGGCCAGTTTGTTCAGTTTGGTGTTGACAATACTGTGTACGGATATGTGGGTACGGCAGGCTTTTTCGGTGTTGGCACAAACTTAACTTCGTTAAACGCATCAAACTTGTCTAGCGGTACTGTTGCTTCTGCTCGACTGAGTGGTGCATACACAGGCATTACAGGTGTTGGCACTTTGACCGGGTTGACTATTGGTGGGGCAGGGGCAAACAGGTTTATCACTATCAACGCTCCTACTGGCTTCTACGCAATTCAATACTTCCAAATCAATGGTGTTTTCAAGTGGCATTACGAAGTCAACCCTGCTGGCGACAGGTGGTCTTTAGTTCAGACGGGTGTGGCTGAACGAATTGGTGTAGATAGTGCGAGGTTAGCGTTTGATGGTGCTGGCTCTCCCTCTATTCAAATGGGTGACTGGTCTTCCGACTCCTCGTATTCGGCTATTCAGACCAGTAGAGGCTATTTGCTTCTTGGTCGTGCTTCCGCTGATGATGGCATATTTTTGCGTTCTAGTGGCGTGGGGGCAATACACATTGGTGCAAATGGGCAGAATGCGCTTATAGTTGGTTCTTCTGGTATTACTGTTTCAGGCAATTATCAAGGGAATGTTACTTACGGTTTTTATGGTTCTTTAAGCATAAGTGGCTCTAACAATGGTTGGGCAGGAATTGCGTTTCCTACTGCATCGGGAACACTAATGATGGGAACGGGTGCTGGGCAAGAGTTTGGGCATTACAAAAACAACAATACATGGAACTTCTATGTTACAAACGGAACTTTTGTTCCGTCAGACGCAAGATATAAAAGAGACATTGAACCGTTAGAACACGGAATGAATTTTATACGAGAAATTGTTCCTGTCACTTATGATCCATTAACAGAAAATACTGACGATGACCCTGAAGCGACTGTTGGTAGAACCCATTATGGGTTTACAACACAAAACATCATTGAGGCACTTACAAATGCAGGAGAAACACGAGATGTTGCTGTTGTGGACATTGGTGGGCCGTCAACCGAAGGAACCAATAGCGACCGCCAGTATTTGAACCATTCAGCACTTATCGCCCCTATGGTTAAGGCAATACAAGAGTTAGACGCTCGACTACAACAATTGGAGACAGTATGAACCAGGAAATAGACGCAAACAAAGTCGTAGAGTCACTACTACGCCAAATACTTGAGTATGCTCAAAAAGTAGCGGTACTAGAAGCCCGCCTCAACAGCACACCAGGAGAACCCAATGTCGAAACCGAGCCTGCTGACTGATATCTCAGCAATCAACAACGCTAGGTATGTCCCGGTGTGCGGATACCAAACCCTGTTAGACACCCTAGACAAACCTGACAAGGTTGACCTAGAAACCGCCATGTCCGACCAAAGCATCCAATGTTCCGCAATTGAGCGAGCGTTACGCCAACGAGGGAACAGCATCACAGCGACGACACTACGCCGTCACCGACGAGGGGACTGTTGTTGTGGCAGGACTAGCTGAAGACATCACCCGCCTAGGCGAAACCAAACGACTTTCGCTGGGTCGCATCGCAGACCTACTCGACCGCAACGGCATCGACCTAGACGAGGTAGGCAAGATTCAGCGTGTCTCGCTGTACCAGTCGCTTACGAAGAACGACGAAGGCGAAGCCGAACTACACGACCTGACAGCAATCCAGTTCTCGCCCAAATGGGCAGAAGGCCCCGAATGGCCAGTTATCCAGCCAGGGCCAGTAGTCAAACTCCCAGCCCGCAAACCCGCCAAAACTGTCTCAGGGTGGCGTAATTGTGCCATCCTTCCCGATATGCAGATTGGCTACTACAGAGGCGTAGACGGGCAACTACAACCCACACACGACGAGCGGGCGATCAAGGTCGCATTAGATATCGTCAAAGATGCCAACCCGCAACTTGTGGTACTTGTAGGCGACAACTTAGACCTTCCCGAAATGTCCAAATACCGTCTCACCGCCCCATACCAGCAGACCACCCAAGCCACCATCGACCGTGCCACCCTGCTCGGTTTTGAACTTCGTGAAGCAGCACCCGACGCACGAATCGTATGGCTCGCAGGCAACCACGAAGAACGACTCCCCAGGTACTTGATAGACAACGCCAGCGCAGCGTTCGGTCTTCGACGAGGCTCATCCCCCGAATCATGGCCAGTCATGTCAGTACCGTTCCTATGCCGACTAGACGAATCCAACGTGGAATACCTACCTGGATACCCTGCCAGCCACATTTGGATCACAGAGAATCTTAAAGTGATACACGGCGACAAGGTTGCTAGTGGTGGATCAACCGCACACAAATACCTCGCCACCCAAAAGGTCAGCGTGATCTACGGACATATCCACCGTCGAGAATGGGCAGAGCGCACACGAGACGACCACGACGGCCCATCCACGATCCTCGCAGCATCGCCAGGTTGCCTAGCTCGCATAGACGGCGCAGTCCCCAGCACCAAAGGTGGCGTAGACCTAGACGGCAGACCCCTCGTCCAGCACGAAGACTGGCAACAAGGACTAGCCATCATCCCGTTTGACCCCGAAAGCAACAAGTTCTGTTACGAACAGATCGCTATCCACGACGGATGGGCGATGTGGCGTGGTAAGAATTACGGGCAATGAAACCTGTACTTGTCATATGGAACGATGCCCATGCCGGGACATCCACATGGGAACGCATTGAAGACCTTGTGGACAACGAGCCGTACGAAGTTAAGTCTGTCGGTTTCTTAATGACAACCAAGGCTGGTGGCAAGCGTAGTCACGTCTCGATCACCCAATCTTGGTCGGCTGATGGCTGTGTAGACTCAGTTCTCCATATCCCTGCCAAGATGGTTGTCAGGGTCATTAACTTGGCCGAGGAAACCTATGAATATCTCAATAAAACTGGTACAAACAGCCCTGCATTACCTGAAGCGCGCAACCCCACGGGGTCGTGAAGAAGAAGACGAACTAGCCAATTTGATCTATGCGTTAGAGAAGTTGCTCGACAAGAAAAAGTAAAATGGGCAGCGACTACAACATTCACGCACCCAACGACGACAATTACTACTACTGTCCGTCCAAAGACTGCCCATGCAACGGAAGTTCCACCCACCGGGACGACTACTGGCGCAACAATTCCTACGGTTACGACTCAACCGCCGACTATGAAGAAGCTCACGCCAACTTCAAACGAGTCTTCCCCGATTATGACTAGACTATAAGCCATGACTAGGGCAGTAAAGACAGCATTAACAGCATCAATAGTGCTAGCCTGCGCTTTACTATCCCAATGCTCAGACAGGTACAGGTATCCTTGTGACAACCCCGCCAACATCGGAAAACCCGAATGCTCGCCCGCAACGGTCAGTCCCGCCCCGTAAAAAGCGCATGAATCAAAACGAACTAGACGCTCGACTGCGCTTCTATGTCGGTATCGGACTTATCATCATCGTCGGACTAATCGTCTGCACAATGCTCTACGGACTGCTATTCGTCGTACAGCCCCTAGACTCACAATCGCCTAATGACAAAGCAATGCTTGATATGCTCGGCCCGATTTGCTATACATTGGTGGGAGCTGCCGTCGGGATAGTCGCGACACGCAACAACCGCCAAGACCCACCATCCGAATAACCAGGAGCCTGCCATGCCTCTCATCCAAGCCAACATCATCTTTACTATTGACACAGACTTTGTGCCACCCGAAATACCGGGAATGGACACCCACGACGGCGATGTCGTTCCACCCATCTCAGGTGCTGAACAAGTCGTGTACGAAGTATTCAAGAAGATACAAGAAGTGCTACCCGAAAAGGTACACGCCTTCATACACACATCTACCCTGCTAGATCGCTAGTTCTTCTGCTAGCGTGTCTGAAATGGCACGCAAATACACAGGCTACGACGGCGACGCAACTGGCAAACAAGCTGGTCTAGAAGAACTCGTACGTCAACTATGTAGCAAATTCCCCCTGTTTAACAACGGTACTTGGGTCGTTCGCAACATGAACAACGCCAACCTGTCAAAGCCGAAGCCGTCAGTCCATTCGACTGGCCGTGCAGCCGACCTCTCATGGCGCAAGTCAGGCAAGAAAGGTTCGGGCAACTACGCCGACGCTGTCGCCCTACTGGACTTCCTAGTGCTACACGCCGAAGCCCTACAGATTGAAGAACTACACGACTACTTCCCGCAACCGCACGGTCGAGGCTGGAAATGTGACCGTGAATCGTGGACGGTATATGCCAAGCCGACCATTGGGTCTGCCCCCGGTGGCGATTGGATCCACCTTGAGATTTCTCCCCTTCACGCGAAGAACGCCCTGTACTACAAGGAATTCTTTGCGAACCTCGCGACGGCAGCGGGAGAAAGTCCTTCTCCGCTAACTCCCGCTGCTGGCGCACCTGCCCCTGCCCCTTTAGCATTTGCGTACCCTGGAACACCATTGAAGATCGGTTCCAAAGGGGACGCTGTGAAACTCGTCCAGGCAGTCGTTGGCGGTGTGATTACCGATGGCGACTTTGGGAAGAAGACTGACCACCGTGTCAAAGAATGGCAGTTGGCTCACAACATGGCAGCCGACGGTATCGTCGGGCCTGTCTCGTGGAAGGCCATGTTCGGCTGATGGAAGCGGTACTAGTCGCTGTCGTTACAGGTGTGTTCGCTGTACTAGCAATCCTTGTAGAGAAGGGTCGCAAAGAGAACAAGCGTGACCACGGGAACGTGATGGATCGACTAGACCTCGTCTCATCAGAAATCCGCAAAGACATTCGCCAAGTGCGATACGAACTAACAGATCATGTCAATGGGCCAGCCCACAACACTAAGCCTGTTGTTCCTGCTAAAATCCCATTAAAGAAACGACCGAAGGCTGGATAGCCAGTAGGAACTCTAAGGAGCATCTATGGCAAACGAAGCGACAGCCGAACTTTACACAAGGCAAAGCGGGCTTAAAAAAGCCAAACTTAAGACTGACTACGATCAATATTTGGCTGATCTTGCTAGGCAATACGGTCTTTCTACAAAACAGTTAGATACCAACCTTGAATCCCGTGGCATTTTGCGTTCAGGGGAAGCAGGAGAGTCCCGTACTCAATTAAGTGCAGCCGAAGAAGCAGCACGATTAAGCGCACAAAGTGATTACGATTACAACACGGCAACCGAAGACATTGACCTTTTGACTCGTCTTGCTGGTCTTCAAGCAGGTAGTGCTGGCTCAGGTAGTGCTGGCTCAGGTGGCTCAGGTGGCTCAGGTGGTGGCGGTGGCGGTGGCGGTAATACTGGCGGTAATACTGGCGGTGGCAACACGGGTGATGGAAGCACTACACGACCCGTCCGTCAACCAGGTTCACCTGGTAATCCAAACGCTGTCCGTCCAGGAACACCACCACGACCTGAGCGCGCACCAGGCTCACCAGGCAATCCAAACGCCACTCGACCAGGAGTGCCAGCACCAGCCGTTCGCCCTGTTCGTGACGCAACCCCTAGACCACCAGTACCAGCGAGAGTAGTGAATATGCCACGCCCTGGAACCACGCCTGCCCCCGCACCACGGCCGACTCCAGCACCTACGCCAGCACCTGCGCCAGCACCTGCGCCAGCACCTGTCCGAACAGGCACAGCAGACTCAATGGCCCGCAACGCACCTGCCCCCGCACCAGCGTTACCTGACCTATCAGGCGTTGACTTTGCTGCACTCGGTCGGTACATAGACTCACAGAAAAAACCAGCACCGAAACCAGCACCAAAACCAGCAACCACACGAGTCAACCCCGTCTCAGTAAGGTTGCGCTAATGGCGTTTGACCTCTCCACCCCCGGCGCACAACTCGCATTCGGTGTAGCACAACGCGCCCAAGAAGTACAAGACTACAAAACCAAACTTGAAGAAGAAGCACGCGCCCGCGCCGAAGCTCGACTCGCACCATTCGGCAACGACTTAAGTCAGTTTGACTCAACTTTTAGAAGCCTTTACGACCCCGCAGCAGCCGCCCAACAAGCCCGTGCGAAAGCCATGCAAGAATATGTGATAGGTCTTCCCGAACTGCTTGCACGCGTACAAGCCGAAAAGAAGTCAGGCTCAGGTGGCGGTGGCGGCGGTGGCGACAGCAAGTTTGTGCCACAAACATATGTGGATCCCAAAGACGTTCTTAAACTATTTCTAAATGGCAAAGGTCAACCAATTGCCGTTACGCAAGACTACGGTAACGGTATGACTTACGGAAATGTCGGTGGATACGGTGCGGTATACAAGACAGGTTCAAAAGGCCCAGCAGTAAAACCTAAGTTCCAACGCACAATTAACGCAGACAGGTTTGAATGATGGCTCTACCTAAGATCGGCCCTCGTGGCGTAACAATTGAAGACGTACAAGATGTAGCCACAAACGGTAGCAAAGTCGGCAAATCTCAATATGTGTACGCGCCCCCCAGCCAAACAAGCCAAGCGTACGACCCCAAATTGTTGGCGGCCTTGATGGCTGGCCAAGCACAACCTAGTTACGGCGAAAAATACGGTGGTTTCCCAACGCGAGATATGTTGAACGACGCAGCTTTGGGTTACGCGTTAAACATTCGCGACATAGGCGATTACGCAGCACTTGAAGGCGTACGACTAGAAGCACCAATCTTAAAGCAAAAACAAGATGCTTACAAGTCCGCAGCAGGCTATGACGCGTTCGCATCAGAAATTGCCAAAGGCAGAGCAGCCCGTGACGAAAAACTTGGGGGTGCATTTAGACCCAAGCCAATGAACTTAACTAGCGAATTTGCAAATGCACAAAGAGTTAAAGCAGAACAAGATCGCCAGGCTTCAATTGCAAAATATAGGTCTGATGCAGAAAATCAATACAACACCAGTTACGACGCACAGGTTCTGCCGTACCAACAAATTGCAGAAACCATTTACGGTACGCCGATTTCACAACTCGCTCGACAAGCACTCATGACTCAATACGGCGTTGATGCCAATGTGGCACGAGCAACTTTTGACGAACAAACAGACCTTGACTACGCCGAACTTCAACGCGACGCAGAACTTGCTGCACAAGGTATTGACTTCTCAATGAGCGAAGGCGAAATGATTTATAACTCTCAAGGGCCTGAAGCATACAATGTTTACCAAGAACAAAAAATTTATGAAGCGACGTACGGCACGCCAGCAGAACAAGCCAAAGCGCAACAAGATTTGATTGACTCACAAAACGCTCCAATTGACCAGGGTCTTTTTGAAACTTACGGCATTCGACCCAAAGAAGTAACAGGAGCAGACGCTGACACAGTTCGTTCAGTATTTACGGATCCTGAATTCTTGTCAACTTGGATCCTGCCTTCAATTGAACTGCTTGATGCTAGCGGTGGAGTAGATTCAGGTGCTGACATCGCTGGTCAACAAGCACAGGCATATTTGTTAGCCAACCCAGGCGATTTGTTGCGAGCCAAAACACTTAGTGCAATCATCGCAGAGTTTGATTTCTTGAGTCGCTGATGTCTGCTGAAGACCTCATCAATCGAGTTAAACAGCGCAGATTAAATCAGCCAACTTCCGACGTTCCCCCAACCATACCACCATACCCAACATACCCACCTAGCCCAAACGCTCCAACAACACCCCCGCCGACCCCAACATTTACTTTCCCTAAATATGTGCCGACAGGGAATGTCCCGCAAGCGTCCGATAGTGGCGGTGACCGTAGTTTCTTAAGCAATGTTTTATCCTTACCTGGTGGTGTGTGGAACTCAATCTTTGATGTTGGAAACGCAGTCCCAGGACTTATAAAAGCTGGCTACCAAACAGGCGTTGGTTTAACAAAAGGGTTTTCCCCAAGAGAAATCCAAAAAATAGCTACGCGAGTTAACGAAGCGCAAGACCAAGGTCTTAAAGGTTTTGACATTGCCAAATATGCGGCAGAACAAAAATTTCCACTAGCAACACAATTTGCAGGCGATGTACAAACCCTGGGTGGGAATGTTGGCGAAGTAGCCACCTTGGGAAGATTAGATTTTGGCGAACCAGGTGTTAACTATGCTCAAGCATTTAACCGTGGACAATTGTCGCAAGCAGCAATTCGTGACCTTGGTACAGTCATAACTGCTGGCCGTCTAAGTGGTTTAGGAAACGTCGGTATTACCGCTGGAGCAAAAGTTAGTGCAGCAGGTGCGCCCCGGTTGGGTTCTGCAATAACGAGTGCTTCACGGTTTGTTGACGAACCGATTGGTTCATCAGTTCGTGGTGCTGCTCGCGTTGCCAATTTAGGTTCAAGGATAATCCCCGGAACATCAGGCTTGACCGATGCGACAGGGCGCGTTTCAACAGCAGACCGACCCTTGCGACAAATTGTTAATGAATCAATCGGCGCGAAGCGTGGATATTTTGAACAACGATTGAACAGGCTCATAGGTGAAGAATCAGCCTTAATCAAGCAACAAGAAAGCCTTGATCAAAATGATCCAATGCGGGAAACGCTTGACGAACAGATTACAAAAATCCGAGAAAGCCGTGAGAAAGCGTTAAGCGGTACTGGTCGACCCAAGTTAATGGCTCGCGCTATCAAGGCCGAGCAACGAGCAGCTGAAGCAACCCGTACTGGATGGGTAACCAAAATCAATCGTTGGGGCAATGCTGGGTCTGTTCCCGAAACTGTCCGTGACTTAGATCAGCGCGCTCAAGCATCACGCGTGCGCGTGCAAGAAGCAACGGCAGCAGGCGATACGCAAGCCGCGCAATTCTTTGAAGATCAAGCAACATTCTACGAAGACGCTGCCGCTCTAAAACGATCCGATGTCAACGGTCGACTCAACCCCAAGAACTGGGACGACGTTGAAAAGCAGACGGTATGGAGTAGTGCCGTTCTTATTATGACTAAGGTCAAAGAAGAAATTGTTCGCGCGTACGACAGCAAAATTAGAGAAGGCTTGACACATGAGCAAGCCATTGACTACATCACTAAAAACATCGCACCACCTGAACTGCTGGACGATATAGCCCGCCAAGGTTACGCCTGGTCACCGCAAGCCATTGACCGCGTAGTGCGATTCTCAAAGGGTCAACTAGACGCATTTGACAGCATGAACATTGAAGGTGCTGCCCGTCTGATCGGTCAGTTCAGCGAATGGTTTACCAGTCAAGCCGAACAAGGTATCGGTCGAGTGACCGGGGCTATCCCGTTTACTTACAGGTACAACTTGCCTGACCCAATGAATATGTTGCGCCAACTTGAGGGTCGACAGAAACTTAAAACAGCAATCTTTGAAATCCTAGATGAAGCTATGGCGTATGTATTGCGTCGCGACCACATGGATATTGTCACCCAACAAAAGATAGACCTAGACAACCCACGCCCAGGATTGTTTGAGGAGTATGCAAGACAAAACTTTGGTAGCGAACAATACGCCATTGCATATAAAGCATTGACCGCAGCGTTTGATGTTCTTGTAGATGACCCACGGTTCTCAACATTCATGCAGAACAGGATGATCTATCCCGCTGCGATGCGACCAGTCATGTCGGCAAGAGAACGATTTACTCAAGCAGCTCGCGCCGAAGATGTTGTCTTTATGGCCGACGAAATGGCACGGCTCGCTGTTCAAAACCAAGACCTAATCCCCGGTAGGACAATGAAGTCCATTGCTACGGCAATCAATTTGGCTTTGGGTAAGCAAACAAAATACGACGTGCGAACTTGGGTTCGTATTCAAGCAACGCTCAACCGTTTGGTTACTGACGCACAAAAGGCTCAAGCCGAGTACGAGGGTGCGGGAGCAAAACTTAGTGGTGGCATTGACAGTACGATGGCTCGACTGCAAGAGATTGAACAGTTCGCTGTCGCTGCTAACGCAATGATTGACCAGGTTATTGCTAACCCCGACATTGTTTTTCCTGACCTTGCCAATGGTTCACCACGACTTGTCGCAGCACGGGAAGCGGAGCAAGCAAACCTGTCTCGCATTGAAGCGATCCCCGACGAGATGGCTCAAATTGATGCCGAGATTAAAGCCGAGATTGACCGTCAAAGAGAAGCCAACGCCTACCTGCAACAGGAGTTGGACAACACGCAAGTCAGCCTTGACGAGGCTCGTACTCGCGCTACTGAAACTGCTGATGCCGAAGCCACGGTGCGCCAGCAGTTAGACCAGGAGCAGGCGTACCTTGATGCATACAACAAACTGACTGAAGAAGAACTTGCAGCGTTACGAAGCCCCGATGGCGAGGAACAACCATTCGACCTAAAAAAAGCAATGGAAATTCACGATACCTACGCAACTGGCAACAATTTTGTTAGCAAAGGTACAGCCCAAGGAGTCAAAAATCGCTTAGTCCGAGAAGCCACAGAACGACTTACCATCGCCCAAGGTCTTGTAGATACTTTGATGCCGTCGCGGTTGCGTCGCTCGCGCACCATGACTATCGGTTTGGCAACCGACCCGAACGCAATGTCGTTCATGCAAGAAGACTTCCGCGCGCCATTTGAAAGTGCCGTCTACCAGGCTATCGGTGATCCGAAACTAGCCAAGAAGGCGTACAACGATTTTGTTAACTCTCGTACCGTCATGGACGAAGGTGTCGCCGTTGACCAACTCAGCATGGAGACAGGTCGTGACTTCGCATCAGATAGCGACTTCATGGCAGAACTAGGTCGGGCCTGGGCTGAACAATGGCAAGCCGAAAAAGACTTAGGTCGCGCCAAACAAAAAGGCGTAGAAGCAATCCGCAAAGAACTTGCTGCCGACAATCAAGCAATGATTGACCGGGCTATGGAAGCATCCACAGTCACAGGACAGACGTTGCCGTGGATTGAGCGCATGATCGAATTAGATGATCGAGCTACGCTTGCAGAAGCCACTCGTACCGTTGAAGGGTTGCGCCGTAATCTATCCAAAGCCGAACAAGTAGCACAAAAAGCACAAGCTGATCTCAATAAACTGGCAGCAAAAGTAGCCAAACTTACCGACCAAGCCCGACCCAAGATTCCAAACGAACTACTGACACGCCGAAGCAAGTTAGAAAAAGAATCTGCGACTACAAAGAAAGCAACTGGTCGTCTAGCCAGGGTTGTTGAGAGCGCACAAAAAGCCGAACCCAATGAGATAGCCAAACTTGTTAGGCAAGCTCGCGCCGCCAGGTTAGAGAAGGTAGGCAAAATTGAAGCTGCTACAGCAAGAATTGACACGCTTGACAATCAAGGAAACCCAGTCAGGTTGGTCGGGGTCAACCCACGAGCTGGTCAGGCAAGAATGCTTCCCGGTCTTGCGGGCAAACTAGAAGCCGAACAACAAACGCTCCTAGTCAAGCAAGCCGAACTAGATACAAAACTTGCCGACGTTCGACGCAGAGCAGCCGAGCAAGACGCGTTAGAACAACAAACACAGACGATCCAAAGCGAAGCGCAAGCGTTGCCAACTATTCAAGGCCAGTTAATGGGGCCACAGTTGCTTGCCCAAAGCGGAGCAGCACGACTCAATGCTGAAGGCGATACCCCAGCGTGGTATCCAGCAGGCGAAACATCATCTAGCAAACGACAAGCACGCGTTGCCACACAACTACGAAGCGAAGCAGCTGGTGCTGAACGGCAAACATCAACTGAAGGTGTCAAGACAACCAATGTTATTCCAATGACATCAAACAAATTTGCCAACCGTGTTGATGAAATCTTGGGTCAATGGGAACGCAACGTCGTTATCCAAAACTTTATTAAGAACCGAGAGTTTGTCACCGATGTAAGAACACATTTTTCTGATGAACAATTAGCTCGATTTGATGCTGACGCTCGACGCGAAGTCAGCCTGGAACGAACTAACTTAAACAGTTACGAGTTTGAGCAACAAGTCAAGAAAAAAGTTGGCGACAGAATTCTTGTTGAATTAGACAACATGGGATTAGAGCCAATATCAAAAGCAAAGATTCCTGAGCCTGAAGATATTTATACTGGGCGTGCTTCGTTGGATCAATTCAAAGACATCATTGAAGGTAAAGACATTGATTTATCGACTCTCGTTATGCGTAAAGGTATGCGCGACAGAATCGCATCAAGTTTTGTGCCAGTAGGAGATAGTGCAGTTCCTGGCTTTGTTAAACGGTTAGCAAACTTTATTGGTAAAAATACTTCACGTTGGAAGTCTGTCATCTTGCCGATCTCAGTTCGCTGGCAAGTAGGCGACTACATGGGCAACATCATTAATGCTTGGGTTCGCGGAGACATTGACCCCAAGACAATGATGGAAATGATGAAGTTGGTTGACCAACTGATCCGCGAAGACAGCAATGTTGGCAGATTGCAGTCCCGCACCGGGGGCATGACAAACCGCACCTTCAACAACCCCGTACTACAAGCACTCATTGGTGAAGGTATCCAGGGTCGCTCACTACGCCTTGAAGACATTCGTGACATCTTAAAAGGAGACAGGCTGGCGTTACCTGCTGGTGATGTCAACGCCAAGTTCGGTCGAGACTTCCGTACGAAAGCGTTCAACTTTAACGAGTACATGAACACGCAACAGAAACTTGCCGTAGCAATGGTCAAGTTGCAAGAAGCTTTAGATAAACAAGGTCGCACAATGGCAGACATTGACCCTGTCACATTGCACAACGACCCACAACTACGCGCTGCGGTAATAGAATCAGTTCAATTTGCTAACGAAACTCTTGGATCGTTCAGCGACTTGAGTCCTTTTGAACGCAACGTCGTACGCCAGGTGTTCCCATTTTGGTCGTGGATTAAGTTCATCAACACCGCAGCAGGCAAGTTATTACTAGACAACCCTGATCGGGTCTTGTTCTACGCTCACCTTGGCTCAATGACAATGGATCCCGATTCACAAGACCTTTACAAATGGCTACAAGGACAGACACCCATCGGTGGTTTGCTATTTGACCTTTCATTCTTAAACCCGTACACCGATGCGACGCTGTTTCAAAAGAACCCATTTGAAGCAGGAGCAGAACAAGCAACCTCAATTTCTCCCGTACTCAGTTTCGGTTTAAGCGCACTCGGTGAAATTGCATACGGTATGTCAGGGGGCAAATACCCGATTTTGATTGCTGGCTCTCGCCCCAGTTACCTTGAAGGCAACCGCACCGCATCAACCGCATCCGTTGGCGACATTGTTGGTGGCATTGCTTATAAAGGATTAAAAGCTTTCGGTGGGCCAGCCCGAAACCTATTAGAAATTGGGCCTGCTGACACAAAGATCCCGTTTACCGATGTAGCCGTAGGGCCTGGCAAACGCTACAGCCAAGGATCACTCCGTACCGAAGGACGCTACGCAGAACTTGGACTGCCACAAAACACGGCTCGACTGTCATCAATCCTACGCACATTGGGTTTGCCAGGGCCTAGTATCACAATGGAAGAAGCCAAGCGACAGGCAGAAGAACAACGCATAGCTGACGAGAAAGCTCGCCTACGCAAAATACAGGAGAGAATTAACGCTGGATGATCTACAAACTGGAAGTCCACGGTCGACGACCCACCACCCTCAACCAGGAACGCAAGGTCAACAACTGGGGAGCCAGGGCTAGCGACACTAAATGGTGGCGAGCGCAGTACGCCGAACTGGCAGCCGACATCCCACCGATGAAGCGCATCCACATCTCGGTCACCCCATTGCACAAGAACGGCAGGTCACCACAGGACGTTGGAGCCTGCTTTCCCGCAGCCAAAGCCGGGATAGACGGACTGGTAGACGCTGGGGTTATTCCCGACGACACACCTGACATCGTTGTTAGGCTAGACTTTTACGCACCGCACGTCTGTGGAGAAGACGGACTCCGAATCGAAGTTAGGAACGCCGATGAACCCAATGTATAGCAACGCTCTTTCAGGCTTAGCCTCAGGTATGGCTGGCGGTGGCGCACCTATGGGTGGCGACATGGCTATGGGTGGCATGGGCGAATCCGAAATGGTTCCTTGCCCGCTGTGTCAAGGTACTGGCATGATCCCTGCCGACATGATGGGTGGAGAACCAATGCTCCCGCCTCGCCTCGCAGCCCGTGGTGGCGGTATGGACATGGGTGGAGCAATGCAAATGCCACCGTCGTCTAGCCCTTCTCCATTCCCGATGGGTGGTCAATAGTCATGATGCCATCAAATGGAAAATTGGGATCATCTAGTCGCGGATCAGCAAATGATTCAGCAGATATGGCTGGAAAGTTTGCTGCCGAATACAAAAGGTCTGATCCAAAAAACAGGCCAGCAAACCCGCAAGCTGGAAACGCATTAAAAGATTTGGCTAAAAAACAAGCCCAAGCAGCCATGCAAAACCCGAGACGATCACCTGGCACTCCACAAACACGACGACCCGCAGGAACAGTCAATACCGACATGGGAATGACAACTCCAAAACGCCCCGCTGCTCCCGGCGGATCAACCCCAGGAACTCCGAAACGCCCTGGTGGCACATTCAGAATTAGCTAGTCATGGCAACGCCAGCGTGGCAGCGCAAAGAAGGTCAGAACCCTTCAGGTGGACTCAACGAAGCAGGTCGAGCGTCGTACAAAGCACAGACAGGTGGCACGCTGAAAGCCCCGGTCAAAGGTCGCCCGTCTTCCCCCGATCAGATGCGCCGTAAAGGATCGTTCTTGTCCCGCATGGGTGGATCGCCAGGCCCGATGAAAGACGACAAAGGTCGCCCGACCCGCAAGGCGTTAGCACTCAAAGCATGGGGTGCTAGCAACGAAGCCGAAGCCAAATCTATGGGTCGTCGTTTACTGGAGCAGTACGCCAAGCAGAAAGCAAATAAGAAATGAAGAAGCCTTTTTGGGAATCAAAGAACCCGAACAAGTCGTCTAACAAACTTGGTGCTGAGGGTATTGCTCTTGCTAAAAGCATGGCATCTAAGGCTGGTCGACCGTACCCGAACCTTGTAGACAACGCCGCAGCTAGTCGGAAACTCAAGTAGACCCATGCTCCCCCGTCCTGACGCACCTGCAACTCGATTGCCGTACACCACGGCAGATATGAGCGAGCGTCTAGCCAAGCGCAAAGCACAAGAACAATTCAAAACTAACGCATTGAAGACCCTGTCTAACTACAAACCCAAAGAAGACAAGCCGTGGTACGAAGATGTCGCAGGAGCCATCGGTGGCGCAATCAAATCTGTATATGACAATATGCCCATGTCCAACCCAGTCTCAACACCAATCAATATGGGTGGCAATGCTGGGGTGTCAATGGGTGGTCAAGGCACGGCCAAGTCCCTGGTATTAGAACCAGCGCGTCTTGCCGTTCGTCGAGCAGTCGGTGACATTACAGCGATCCCCCGTGTAGGTGCAGACTCGCCGTCGTACACCGCAGATCAGATACGCGAACAAGGCGTAGTGCCAGGCGTACTAGGTGCAGCAATTGACTACTCGCAATTCATTCCCGTTGTAGCCAAGGGTGCTGGCTTTACTGGCGATGCCGTGAACGCATACAAACTTGCAATGATGGAACGTCAAGCCAACCCGTTCCCTGCTTTGCGTGGCGCAACAAATGTCATTGATGTCGTGCCAGGCTCACGCCTACCAGCTCGTGTAGTTGATGCACCTGCACCACCTGCCACTCGACTAGGCAATGCGCTAGCGCAAATGACACTAGACGCACGAGCAGCACAAGGTGGCGTAAGGGACGCAGGCGTTTTACGAATGCCCGGTGGCGAACCAACCCCACTAGCAGCACAACTTCAACGTGAAACCGCACGAGCTGAATTAGGGTTAAACATTCAAGACATTGAATTCCCACCTAAAAGTAATCCACTTACAAGACCCCAAATAATTGACGACTCAGGTTACGGCGTATTCCCAAATGGTGCTTGGAAAGTTCTTGGCTTAGAGCAATACAACGCTGGTATCAATAGTGCGAACTTGCCAAATGAAATGAACGCTTTAAGGGAATACTTTGGTCACGATTACGATGGATTTCAAGAAACTTTAAGAAACCCAAACCCCGTACCAAACAATGTATTTACAGAAAAAATTAAACTCATAGACAAAATATTTGAAATCACACCGCCAACAACAGAAAAATTCAAAGTTTTTAGAGGAGTTAAAACTGGCGGCAACTATTTAAGCGGTGATTACCTTGGCGCATTTTATCGCTCGCTGCAACCTGGTCAGTTAATTATTGAGCCAGGATATTTATCTACAAGCATCAACAAAGATATTGCTCAAGAATGGGCAAATGATTTTGCTGACGATTATTTGTTAATAATAAATGTTCCTGAAGGTTCGGTGGCGGTCAATCCAATTACATCATGGGAACAAGGATTAAAAGAATTTGACGAACACTTAAACGCGCCCACTGAAGAAGAATTGTTATTCAATCGAGGAACAGTCTTAAGAATTATTGACAACGACATGGGTGTAATTCATGCAGAAATTGTCCCAAACTACAGAGGTAAAAAACAACCAGCATCGCTTAGTCAACCTAAAGAAACATTATTAAAACAGTATTCTTACAAAGATTTAGCGGAAATGATCGCAGATGAAGAAACTCAACGGGATTTTTACGTTGCATATTTTAATCAACAACCTGATATTGAAACTTTAATTTCTAAACCAAACGGCGCAGGAATGCGCGCATACGATTTAGCAGACACAATTGTTGAATTACGGTACAACGTGGGATTTGACCCAAGTGATTATTGGAAATTCCGTGAAATTGTAGATCAAATTACACAAACACCAGCAAGCAAACGAGCTTCTGAAAGTTTAAGAATTTCTACATCTCAACAACTTATTTCTTTGTTCAAAAAACATCAATTGTTAGAATCGGACACTATTGAATTTTTACAAGACAATCTTGAAGAAATCTTAAAACCACCCCCGTATAACAGGTTATTAGATCAGTAACTCCTGCTCACGGTGTCATTTTGTCCCGGTGACTTGACCGAAGGTGTCTGTTGGGTAAACTTGGTGTTGCCAACACAAACGTGATGTTGAAGGCTACGAGCCTCTATCACCCTTAACAAAGGAAATTATGCGGCAAATCACCAAAGCAATAGCCATTATTTGCGTTATGTCCTCGTGCGGATCAACAGCAAAAGAAACAACCGAAACGCTTCCGAAGCTCCAGCTCGCACCAGTCATATCTCGACCAGTCATTTTGAATGCACACGAAGCATTGCAAGAAGACCTAGCAACCACAACCACCACAACAACCACAGAAGTACCGTTGGTGTCAGATCCCCTTGATTTCATTGACGAATCGCGTGCAATGTACGGCAAGTGTGGTGAGTGGTACGACACGCTGATCGCTGTCGGTGGACGCGCAGAAGACTGGCCTATATGGTCACGCGTGCTATGGATCGAGAGTCGTTGCCTTCCAGCACCAGGCAAAACCCGTGAAGCATCCGCAGCGGCCGACTGCATAGGGCTAACTCAAATCTTTTTTCGGGTGCATGAAGCCTGGTTGTCGGAGTTCGGTTTCGGTAGAGAAGACCTGCTAGACCCCGTAAAAAACCTGACGTTCGCTGTCGCGTTACAGAAGTCTTCGGGCTGGTCGCCGTGGGCTTACTTAAATATGCCTTGACTTTCATACACCCATACTTCATAATCATTACTGTGCAACACCCCACCACTACGGTGAGGGTAAACCTAACAAAGGGGAAACCATGACAGAGATAGTTCCAGTTCCGTTATCCAACTCGCTTGAGCGACAAGGTGAAGACGGACTCCGCAATGCAATCATGCGCTCAGATAGCAGTCGAGCAGAACTTGCCAAAGCCGGGGAATATCCTCAGCTGCTTAAGGGTCTGCTGTATCTCAAAGATATTAAGGCTGACTTAGACACGCTGATCCGTGCCACCGAAGATGACATCACCCGTCTCATGCCTGAGAAGAAGATGTTCGTTGAAGAAGTTGGTACGGTCGAGCGTCGCACCACTTCCACCCGCAAATGGGAATCGGAAGACCTGCTGAAGCACATCACCCGATCAACGCTTGACCCTGAAGGAACAGGCGAAGTGTCAATCAACAATGTTGTCATGCTCATTGACACACTCAAAGCAGTTCTCCCATTCACAGCGTCGCTGGGCTGGCGAGTGACCGCACTTAAAGAACTGGGCATTGATGTCTCAGAATATTCAGAAGCAACCTATGGTCGCCAGACCGTACAGATCACAAAGTAGGAATCATGTCCAATATTGAAGTAGCACGTCAACTCACCCCGGCTGAAGTGAACTGGAAGACCGCACAAAAGATTGCGAACACACCGTTCGTACCTAGTGCGTTCCGTGGCAAGCCCGAAGCAGTATTCGCTGCGATCTTGTACGGCGACGAACTAGGTCTAGGGCCGATGCAATCGCTCAACTCAATTCATGTCATTGAAGGTAAGCCAAGCATGGCTCCCGAACTGATGCGAGCCTTGGTCGCCCGTGCTGGTCACCGCCTTGATGTCAAGCTCGCTAGCAACGACAAGGTTGTCCTATGGGGCAAGCGCGCAGACAACGACTCAGAAGCGACAGTCGAATGGTCAATGAAAGATGCACAGCAGGCTGGTTTGGCTGGCCGTGGCGCATGGAAGACCTACCCTCGTGCGATGCTGTTGGCTCGTGCCACATCAGAACTGTGTCGCATGATCTTTGCAGATGTTGTCGCAGGCTTGTCATACACGCCCGAAGAAGCATCAAGCATCGCTGGTGTTGAATGGAACGACACACCCGTTGATCCGTTGCAGACCGCCATTGCACCCGTGCTGACCGCAGCACCACCAACGACAGCACCGAACGCCGAACCACAGCAGGTCGTTGTTGAAGCCGACTGGGTTGAAGACCCGCCGTACGAACCGACCATTGACTGGACAGAAGAATTCCCCGGTGCGGAGATCCAAGATGCCGTCGTTGTACAGCCAGCATCAACCATGACCAATGTCGCGACACCAAAGCAGATCGGAATGGTTCGTGCGCTCATTCGTGAATGGGGATTGAACGCTGAAGAAGCATTGTCCCTTGCCTCGATGCAACTCGGTCATGAGATTACCACCTTGGGAACATTGACCAAAGGCGATGCGTCGGCATTCATTACCTACCTCAAGGACAATCATCCAGGGGGTGTGGTGTGAGCGAAGACATTTTGAGTCGCCTTAAAAGACTTGAACAAACAGGCGAAACGGGGACAGCCAAAGATATAACCGATGCAATCAAAGAAATTTCAGGTATGCGTCTTTTTTGCCGTGGTCTAGATGCTAGGAGAAAAGAGATGTCAGAAGTTTTGGGCATTGCTACTCGACTCATGGAATATCAGGAGTATCCAAAATGAACCCGATCAAACTAATCATCATGCGCCGTCACGCACGGCAAGGCCACCTCAACTTGATGTCACGTCACTTGATCCAATGTGCCGATCTTATAGATGAACTACGCCGAGAGAACCGTGCGCTGCGAATCCGTGGCGAGCGTCTAGCGCAAGCCATTGAGAACAACGACTGGACAGTTGACTACGCAATTGTATTAAGCGACAGCGTGTCAGCGTGGCGGGAGTTCGACGAGTCATGACAGGCGAAGCAGTCACATTCAACTTCATCCCCGTTCAAGACTGGGTTGAAAAAGCTCGTTGCCGTGGCATGGATCCGAACATCTTCATGCCTGAGCCTGGCGACTCAACCGCTGAGATCAAAGAAATTTGTAACGGGAACCAACGTCGTAAATTCAACCGTGACAAGCAACGGTATGAAACAGTAGGCGAACCGCCCTGCCCAGTCCGTGGACAATGCTTGCAGTATGCGATGGAGCTTCCCGGCAAAGTCGTCGGCATCTTTGGTGGCACATCGGAGAAAGAGCGTCGTGCGCTGCGCTCAGAGTTTCGTATGGACGGTGCAGTCAAGCGCATCCAGCACGGCACGATTGGTGGCTACAAAGCTGAATGGCGATTTGGACTTGAGCATTGCGATGCTTGCCTTGAAGCAAACGCCGAAGCAACTCGACGCAACAAGACCCAAGCAAAGTCCAAAGTAAAACATGGAACATATGCTGGATATCGCTCTGAGAAGCGACTAGGGTTACCGATATGCGAAGCCTGCCAGCAAGCGTACGAGGTAGAGAAAGCCGACTACCTGTCCAAGACGACAGCCCTAGAGACGGACTCACCGTTACGCCAGGTGCTGAACCTACTGCACTCAGTCACGACCGCCGACTGGCCGATAGCAAAGGACATAGCAAGTGAACAAGCCTAAGTGCGATGACTGCGGAAGCGACGAGAACTTTATTCACGACGTTGATTTAACTGCAAACGGTATCGGCATGAAAAAATTATGCAACTACTGCTGGCGTGAATACACCGCATCAATACCAAGTCGTAGTTACAAAAGCGAATGGGATTGACATGGGGTCTTCATACTTTGAACCACCCGTCGAAGGCGACTGCGACACTTGCGGAGAATTCATTGAAGGCTGGGCAATCCCGCACAGTTTTAACAAGCAGACCGGGTATCTACGGTGCGCCCGCTGCCAAGATCTAGAAAACAAATACACACAAACAAAGGGGAAATACAATGATTAGAACATGGATACCAATCAACATTCCGACCAGGATCGTGCTTGAGTGGACAAGCCCTGACGGCGAATCTACATACACGCGCCGATCAGTCATTGCATTCTGCATTGACGATGCTGGCGTACTGACCTACATGACTTGTAGTGGCCTTGACTACACAACAAAGCCACGCCAGTTCGCATTCACCGAACAACTACAGAACGGTGTGTGGCAGTCATGATTATCAACTTCACACCAGCAGTCCGTGCAGACGATCCTGTGACGTGCATTGAACCCAAGTCCCGTGCCAACGGTGCGGCCCGCCTACTAGACATCTACGCACTACACGATGTCACCGACGAAGAGGCAGTACGACTGCTCCTGGGCCGACCCGCAACACTTGCCGATGAAGGCATCCGTCGTCGAGCATCCGACCTACGAGCTTTGGGCTGGATCGCACCGACTGGGGAGACTCGTGCCAATGACCGTGGTCGCCAGCGCATTATTTGTGCAATCACCGACCTAGGGCGAGATGCCCACATGAAACTATTCGTAAACGATGAAGGAGACAACAAATGAACCGTGAACCACTACCCGACTCACGCCGACCCGACTTCGGTATGGGCGACCCCGTAGTACGCGAATCACAACACGACATGGTTGAATACTTGACTGAGGTAACCCGCGACATGAAACGAATGATGGACGAACACACCATCCAGCTCAAGCAGTTGGTCGCCGTGCTGACATCTATGCGTGATATGCAGGTACAAGAACAACGGATGCGCCAAAGGTACGGCAAATGACACTTACCTACGGAAGCCTCTTTGCAGGCGTTGGTGGCTTTGACATGGGCATGGAGGCGGCCAATTACAAGCCTGTCTTCCAGGTCGAATGGGATAAGAACTGCCAAAAGATCCTGCACCACCATTGGCCGACCGTACCCAAATGGGGCGATGTATGCGATGTCAACGGTGCAGACCTACCACCATGCGATGTGTTGATCTTTGGGTCACCATGCCAAGACCTATCAGTAGCAGGAAAACGAGCTGGACTCCAAGACGGAGACAGATCATCAATGTTCTTTGAAGCCGTACGAATCATCAAGGAGATGAGAGATGCAACTAACTCTATTTACCCAAGAGCCACCATATGGGAAAACGTCCCAGGAGCCTTGTCAAGCAACAAAGGAGCCGACTTCGGTGTCGTCCTCTCAAGTTTGGCTGACATCGGGGCGATTACACAAGAATACGCCGTGCTGGACGCGCAATACTTCGGAGTGCCTCAGCGCAGACGTCGAATTTTTCTCGTATCTGTCTTCTGTCCTACAGCCAGCGAAAGATGTCCCGACCCGCTACTACCTCTCATCCAAGGCAGCCGAGGGGATTTTGCGAAGGGCAGAAAGGCGCGGAAAGATTCTGCCCGACTTGTTGAGGCAGGCATTGATCCAGGTAATGGAGAAACAAATTACCCATATGTGAAGTCGCGCCGGGCGCAAACCAATACCGACGATGAAACATGGGTAGAAGGTGATGTAACACCGACCCTCAATGCCTTTGACAACGGTGGCGAAACCAGAGCTACCGTCCTGATGCCTGTCAATATGCCCTTATCAGAACTAGGGCCTACATTGACAACTACCTACGGCGCAAAGAATTATTCCAATCACCAAGAAGTCATGTCGGGTTCAATCATGCCTGTCGCATATTCGATTCGTGAAGATGCTAAAGCCAACAACTTCAGCGTAACCGAAACCGATACAGCCCTATGTCTCAATGGTTTAGTGCCATCAACGCAGTCGCACCACGCGCAAATCTTTATTGCCGAACCGATCATCTTTGAGAATTCATACCGTGACGGGCCGCGAGTAGGCGACGACATCTGCCATACATTGCCCGCCAAAATGGGCTTAGGTGGTGGCAACACTCCAATGCTGGCAGAAGTTACCTACTCATTTGATACCCAGTTTGGTAGCAATGCGGCAGTCTTTGAAGACACATCGCCAACACTCAAATCATCCCAACAACCGCCTTCGGTATCAATCGCGTTTTCTCATTATTCAAGCAACGCCTCGCCAAGTATAGAAGTTTCTCCAACTTTGAGGTCAGGAACAAACGGGACTGGTCATGCAGTATTAACTTCGCCGGGGCTAGCAGTACGTCGACTTACCCCGTTGGAATGCGAAAGATTACAAGGATGGCCTGACGACCACACCCGCTGGACGGCAGACGGTAAAGAACAAGCCGACACCAACCGCTACAAGCAATGCGGTAATGGTGTAGCGTCACCCGTAGCAAAATGGGTCGGTGAACAATTGCGACCAGTATTGGAGACGGAATGAACGAGCAAGAATGGTTGCAGTACGGCATTGACCACGATTTTGTGTGGGGATTCTGCATCCAGCACGAAGACGGCATGAACAGACAAGAAGCCGAAGACCGGGGAAATGCCGACGACTATTGCATCAACGCATTTCGACTCAAAAGCGAGTACATCAAAGGATTATGATGAACCAACTATCGCCTGAGGAGCAGCGTTTCGTGGACAAAACAGTTGAAGTCATCTACTTCGCAGGATTGGCAGCAACGTGTGTTGCCATCCTGTGGTGGATCATCGGAAAGATCACAAAATAGTGGATATGTATGAACTTGTACAAGAAAAAGCGTTGTGCGCGCATTGCCGCAAACCAGTTACAAAGAATGACCTAGTTATGTGGGTTGAGGATGCAGAACCCTTTGATGTTTATTTAGTTCATCGAAAAGTCGTGAACAGCGAATGCGACCCAGCGATAACTAAATTCTTAAATGACTTGTACCCCGACCTGCACGAACAAACTCTTCATATTGACAATTTTCTTGAAATAGCAAATGACAGATTAAATCAAAACGACAACTAATAACACCAGCGTGTCGGCAAGATCACGAAATAACTGAGTCAGGTGCAGAACCCGACCCAAATCTGTTCCCATCAGGCTCGACCATAATCTGAGCTATTACATCAGCCTGGCTAACTAAAGCGACAGGGTCAAGCAACCGCAAAGTCTGACGGACATACCGATCATTTTTATGACCAAGCCATTTAGCAATCACCGCAGTCGGTACACCCCGGTCAAATTGCCTACGGACAGCCCAACGCCGCATATCCTGCACCGTAAGCCGACGACCGACAGCACCCGAAGCGACATCATTAATCGTCTCAGTCGCGTGCTTAGAAGTAAATTTGCCACCGAGAGTCGTAGTCTCAGCGAACACCGCTGTCAGACCAAGAGTCAACACTTCAAGACGACCGTCCACCGGGATCTCGCGCCTGTTACCTCGACGAGAACGCACCGTGACCAGCGTCTTCCCTTCCCATGTCCGAACATCCGTCTTACGAATTCGGAGAGCTTCAGCGCAATCACAGCCACCCCAGGCGACCATCGCAGCGAGCCATTCCCACCGAGGCCCACGCTGAGAGAACGCTGACATGACCAGCACCATCTCATCATCAGACGGCACAGTTGAATTATCAAGCACGATGACACGCTTCGGCATCTTGACCGAATGCAGACCGTGAACCTTAAGAACACCAGCATCGACCAGCGCATCCATCCACTTAGCGACCCCACAAACACGCGAAGCAACCGACGTTGATGTGTACTGCGAAGCCATCCAATCCACAAACAGTTGAGCGTTCACCGCCGTGCAATCCAAAGGATGAATGTCCACCAAAGCACACCACCGTTGCCAGGTCATGATGTCTTTTTTATACCGTTTACGAGTATGAATCGAGGCATAACCCCCAAGATGATGAGCCGTAACAGAGCGAACAGAAGCCATAAACAATGTTTACCACACTAATTCAGAATTATTTGCCTTGAACGCACGCTGACAAGCCACATCAGCGAAAATATTTTGCGGTCACGCACGCTGCCAACCCACACCCAGGATCGGTTTGGGTTTTCCGGCCGCTCGCCGCTGGCCAGCTCGCTGTGTTGGCCGAGGTGTCGAGCTCGAAATACCCCAAACGCCCGCCACTATGACACGCCTTGAATATCGTCATGACGAAATCGACCCAACAAAAAACCCGCACCAAATCGGCACGGGCTTTTCGTTCGGATTATGTCGGCGCGCTTACTCGATGACACCCCGCGACCCGACCGCGTAAGCATGAACAACCGCGACCAACTCGCGCGCCGACTCTGCCGCGGGACGATCAAGAACAAACCAACGACCGCCCCCGCCGCCGATCTTCTCCAGCCACAACGACCAGCACCCGCGCGCCGTAGAGCCATACCGCCAACGGTAACCCGCAACCAACGGAAGACCCCGCGCCACAATCGGCAAACAACCCGACCCGCACCGATGCCCCAACGGATCAAGCCCCGAACACGGCAAACGATCTACGCGATCAGACACGACGACACCCAAGAACAAACGCCCAAACAATCACAACCAAATCGCCACCCGTGCGGCACGTCGGAAGTGATACCAAATAACCGCGCCCGCCGTCGTCGGACTCACCCCAAACAGCCCAACCGCCACGCACACGACCCCAACGCCACGCATACCCACGAGGCAAGCGCGGCAACTCACGAGCCACCACGGGCAGACAGCGGGCGGAGTGTTTGTGATCGTGGTCGTGCTTAGACACGGCACACGGGAGCAGGTCTACACGATCAGACACAGCGAACCACCGCCCACGCGATCAACGCACCAACCGCTACAAGCACCAACCCGCGAACATCCCAAGTAGCGACATCTTCGCACCATCCGAGATCACACTCATACGCGCCAATCATGACACCACCGCCGCACGACGAACCCGAACAGCCACAGCAGCACCCAAACGCCCCGCAGACGCTCCGCGATTCTTCCCGCCGTGAAGAAGGAAGGTGACGCCACGCGCAGCCCCGTCGGGCAAACAAACGCGGCAAGCAACGCACGCACCAACGCCGAGCGCATCAGGAACAGCAGACGCCCGCCGACCATCCAACCCGACCACATGAGCCGCGACGCCTTGACCATCCCGCGCATACTTGCCAGTCGCAGGACATTCGACAGGAACCGCCACAGGAGCGGCAGCAACAGCACGAGCCCACAACGCGACCGCGTGCGCTTGATCGTCTGCCAACATGGCAAGCGGCAAGCCGAGCCGCGCACCGGAGCGCGCCATTCGATCTACATTCTCAGAGTCTGCCGAAAGCATCACCCGCAAGTTCTCCGGTACAGGCATCAGGCTTTTCACCCTGACCGCGTCGCGCGTGTAAATCCAATGGGCAACCGTCGGAGACGCGACCACCGCCGCACGGATTGCGCGCCCATACCATGCCGCAAATATGTCGCCGCCTGAATGCCAACGGAACGACGGACGCACAACACCGCGCCCCCGTTGCTGCTGCTCTGAGTGTTCGACACAAGCCACCAACGCGGCAACGACAGCCCGTTGACCCCCGCACTCTTTCAAGTGTTGAAGGTTCGAGAAATTCACCGACGCACCCCGCGCGAATGGCGCGTACAAGTTCTCAAGGTTCGCCGCGTAGCAGTCCACGCAAGCCGCCGTCGTGGCATCGCAAGACCCGCCAGTATCAAGAGGACCAACAGGGAGCGGAAACGCATTAGGAACCAATGCCGCCGCGCTGCCGTTCTTCTTGATCTGAACCAATGGTGCTGTCTTCGCGTCGTGGTGCAGCATGAACCGCAACGACTCGCCGCACTTGCACGAGACAACAACCCCGCCGCCGATCTTCGCAACGACTGTCGGCAACCAATCCGCGCGGCTCATGACACCACCCCCAAACATTCAGCATGAAAAACAGAAACAAACCCGCGCGCGTCTTCGGCGCGTGTTTCGGTATCGACGTAAATCTGCCCGCCGCATTTATCGCACTCGTAACCCGCACACATGGCACATAGAAAACCGTCGCGGTATTCGCCCGTCTCGTAGTCTTCCCTGTCGGCTGGTATGCGATTAACAAACCGACCCGACCCGAACGCCGTCGACAAACCACAATCTAAACACGGGTCAATCACAACACCACCGCCGAACCGCTCGCGCACTTATCGCACACAAAAGCAAACGAACGAGCGTCGCCCATGACATCCCACGGGACAACCGCCGCCACTAATGGATTCACCATAGTTTCATTACCGACATTGTCACATGATGCGCACACAATAAACGGAACACGCCGCCGAACATATTCGGGACCGTTCATAAACGCATTCCACCGCGCAGCGTCCCGTCGTAGATCGGTCATGAAATTAGTCGGGACATCCTCGCCGCCAACAGTCAAAACGCGATTCACAAACGCGAGCGCATCGTCAAACATCCACCCGTGAGGCTTGACCATGCCGCGCCCACCACTGAAAAGAAACAGCCCCGCGGGGTCTTCTTCACGAGACACAACCGCAAGCCGCGCGCCGTTATACATCACAACACAGATATCAGGCTGCGACAACGGACGCGAAACCGTCCCGCCGTAATAATCCGCAAGCCGCCGCGCCAAATCCGTCGGCGTGGTAATTAGATAACCCTTCATGATTAACCCCTATCTGATGACCGACCGCAGTCGGGCGAGATCGCACAACCTCACCCCTAGATTATGCGCACACTTTCGGACGAATGTCAAGTGTTAACCCCCGCCATTATTAGAACCACCAACCGAGACGGCCAGACCGCAAACTATTCGGCCAGAGACGCGCCCCGATTGGCCGCCCCTGTCGGTAAGCACGCTGACCCCGTCGCCTTGATGGCAACCGAGGAACGAGGACGCCAGCCCTACCCCGTAACCCATTGACCGACCGAACCCCGCGCACCCCATGCCCGAACCTAGACCGCCAGCCTAGACCTACGCGCTAGACCGCCAGTCTGTTATGCCCCACCACCTACCTCGTGACCATGCCCAAACCCTGGCCGCACCCCCCACCGCCCATTGGGGGGCCCCACCCCCCCTCTCCCTATTCACTCTCCCGTATTTTTCGACCTTTTTCAAAGGGTGTCCTTGCCGGGGGCTTGGGGTCTTCGACCTTGGTAGGTCAACTGATGCAAGGTCAAGGTCAAGGGCTTCCGCCGTTGGCGGCTAACGCCTCACCATCGCCACCTTGCAGGTGTCGAAGTTCGTTGTTGTCATCCGTGTGTTGTCACATCGGTGACTTGTACGTTGTCTCAGACCTTTCGGTCTGCCCCAATGCCCTACCGTTGGCGGCCCTACACCGTACCAACACCCGAACCTTAACGATGTTCACTCGTTTCATTATTTAACTACCTACCCACGGCTTACTGGCTGGCATCCAATTCGACTGTTGGCTTGACTCCACGCATGGGATCCGAACCCCCTTTCAGGTCACAATGTCCCTACGCTCCTGGTTAGACAGGCTTACTACGGGCGAGTTCCGCTTGGCGTGTCATCCCGACAGGCTCAAGCTTCGTAAGTTCGGTGACATGACAATACCATGGGGCTGTATGGTGATAGTGTCAGTTTTTGTAACAGGACAAAGTTTATTTGGGAGAAGATATGGCAACTGTTGATGATTTGATGCGAACTGTTACAAGATTAGGTAACGATGCTCTTGTTGCTCAAGCCCGATTTGCGCTGGAGTCAGCCGGGATCTTCCTAACTCCTGATATGTGTAAGGCAGCTTTTTGTGCGGCAGCGCACATTGTCGAGCTTGCGGAGCGTTCTTATGACGTGAACTCGTTGACAGCAGGCGAAATGGTCGCTACGCAGTCGGTTGGTTCGCTCGCAATGCAGATTTGGGCCACCCTTCACGACCTGACATCGGGCAAAGACCTTATATGACGATGCGTAAAGCGTTCGATGACGCAGATGACATCATTGAAGGTATCAAAGGTCGTCGTCCGACCCAGTCGAAGCCCACCAAAGTGGTGGATGACTTAAATGGAGTGGTAATTATTTCTAAAGGCGAGGCTCAACAAGCCAAAAGAGCGTCCCGTGCAGCCGACATTGAAGAGGTTCGTGTCAAAAAGGTGCTGGAAAAGGAAGAACGACGCAAGTCAGCCGAACAATTAAAGGTATTGGGGCAAGATCTGCTTGCTTCAGGGGTCGCTAGTCGGGAAATACTGCCCAAATTGGCGCAATCCATCATTGTTGACCTCGGTTTACGCCTGGTTAGCAACGAATGGGAGATCAAGTCTGCCGAAGAAGCTACTAAGGTGGCGAAGATTTGGTATGACATCCTCAGGTTGGAGTCAGGCCAGGCAACAACGATCAACGAGAACCGCACCGGGAATCCCGAAGACCGTTTGTCACGCTTAGAAGAGTTAAGATCAGAAGCGAAAGCCCGTGTCGAGGCGGGTCTGCGAGCAATAGGGGATGGACAAAGCGGATGACAACTAAACCTGACCGTTTATTGACACAGAACAGCGAGTTACGCAAGGTCGGTGTGTGGAACTGGACTTTGCCAGCGCACACTCTGAAACTTTCGGACGGCTCCTGGTTCAACACTTGCCCGAACGCTGGTGCTTGTGGCCGTGTTTGTTACGCCAAAATGGGAACATACCTGTTCTCTAACGTGCGCCGTCGCCACCTACAAAACCTTGAGTATGTGTTGTACAACGAAAATTGGTGGCAAGAAATGGCTATCGAATTAGATCACAAACGATTCTTGCCAACAAACAAACCACATGATCTTCCCCACGATGAAAACGATCAATGGTTGCACCAATGGGTCTTAAGTGGTGGACGAGCTGTCCGAATCCACGATGCAGGCGATTTCTTTAGTGCTGAGTACCTTTTCGACTGGATTGACATTGCTTACGAACATGACCACATTTTGTTCTATGCGTACACCAAAGAAGTAGAAATGCTCAAAAAAAGCAGTTACATACCTAAAAATTTGAGAGTCGTGTTCTCCTACGGTGGCAAACAAGACCACCTCATTGACCGGGAAACAGACCGTCACGCCGATGTCTTCCCCACCAAAGAAGCATTAGAAGCAGCGGGATACTTTGACCAGTCAGACAATGACCTACTTGCCGTCGTTGCACCAAGCAACAAGATTGGAATCGTGGCAAACAACCTGCCAGTCGCTAACAAGCGGTTTGCGGGTCGCACCATGAGCGAACTATGAACTTCCTGTCAGACGACGAGTTTGGTCAACTTACTGGGGCAGAACAAGACGAATACCTTCGACTGCTTGAGATTGACCTACAAGCATGGAAACTCACAGGCAACAAACGCCAAGAGAAAGCCCACGCCCTCGTCAAGAAGGTTGACTGGTTGCTGTACGGTGGCGCAGCTGGTGGTGGCAAATCCGAACTGCTCGCCTACCACGCCCACGAACTATCAGCCAAATACCCCGGTCACCGCACACTCCTAGTGCGTACCGCACTCCCCGAACTACGCCGATCACTCATCATCCGATCCCAAGTCCGATACGCCCAACTAAACGTGGATGCAGCCCTGCGATCCATTGACAACGTTAAAGCCTGGTGGTACGGCAACGGATCCATTATTGAATACGGGTTCTGCGCCCGCGACGAAGATGTTGGTCAATATATGTCTGCCGAGTACGACTTCATCGGTTTTGACGAAGCAACCCAGTTCACCCCCTACCAAATGCTTATGATGTCGGGCCGACTCCGTACCAGCCGAAAAATGACTGCGCTAGGCGTACGAACCCACGTTATGTTTGCAACGAACCCTGGCGACCGTGGACACACATTCCTATACAAAATGCTGGTACAACCCACCCAACACGGCAAATACGCTGTTGTTTACGATGTGCGCGACGGATTTGAAAATCCTGATGTAGTACGCCGAGTCGAACTCCCCGACGACCCAGCAGAGATAGACAAACTAGAAATACCCCACGACCCCACCGACCACCTCATCGTTGCGTTCGTACCGTCAACCGTGGACGACAACCCCCACATTGACCCCACATACCGCAAGCACCTATCCATGCTCCCCGAAACAGAACGCAAACAAAAACTGTTAGGCGACTGGGACACCTTCACCGGGCAATACTTCTCCGAATTCAACAGAGATGTACACGTCGTCACCCCATTTGAAATCCCAGCAGAATGGCCACGCTACCGAGGAATTGACTTTGGTACAGCAAACCCCTATTGCTGCCTATGGGGAGCCTGGGATCCAGCCGACGGAACCTGCTACGTCTACCGCGAGGCATACCAAAAAAACCTCACCGCAGCACAACAAGCCATGCAAATCAAAGAAATGTCCAAAACCAGCGACGGCAAAAACGAACGCATCACCGCCACCGTCATCGACCCATCCACCTACAGCAACGTCCAAGGCTTAGGACAAACCGTCGCAGGCGTATACAACTCACTAGGAGTCTCCACCAGCCGAGCCAAAAACGCCCGTATCTCAGGATGGCAAAACGTCCACCGCTACCTACAACCAGGCGTTATCAACGATGAGCCAAAATTAAAAATTTTCTCTACTTGCGAGCATCTGCTCCGCACCCTGCCCGCGATGCGCCACGACAAAACCAAAATTGAAGACGTTGACACCGACGACGAAGACCATGCAGTAGACGCACTCCGCTATCTGCTAGCCTGCCGTCCGTACAATGAAATCACCCGCAAACATAAGCACGCCACCTATGATGCGGAAGGTAGAGTACAAAGGTTCATGGAGAAGTTGGACAAAACAAAAAAGCGGAGATGGTAATGGGAACAGGTATTTCAATCGATAAATTAAAGCCACGACGAAGAATTGGGTGGAGATCAAAGCACACTCAATATGACCGTACGGGTCGGCCAGTTGGCTCAAACACCATTAAAGGCAAGCGGGCATTCTGATGAGAATCGTTGACAACTACAATTATCTGCCAGGTTGCTGTTGGATCTGTCGAGGGGTCGCAAAACCCATCATTGACATGGAACTAGACCTGGATGGTCACAACAGTCCCGACGACGCAAACCCGTCAGCAATCACTCGTCTATACATCTGTGCCGACTGTGCGCTAGAACTAGCTCGCATGGTTGCACCAGCCCGTGCAATAGAAATGCACCGTTACGGAGAATTCGCAGCAATGTCAGCAGTCGCCAAAGAAATGGGTGACCGGGCAGAAATAGCAGAAGAACGCCTTGCCTTAATCGCAGGAGCAATCGTGGGTGTAGACTCACAACCTGTAGAGCAGGCAGGCCCTACAAGTCAACTCGACGAGGATGATCCGCAACCAGGCTCCGCACGGCCTGTAGTCGCAGGTTCACCCCTTACCAGCAAGCGAGGTCGTCCTCGTCGGGAAGACACCCCCAAACCCGAAATAGATACTGATTTCGTTGGTGATCTGTGATATTCGCAGCGTTCAGCCTCGTCGCCCTACTGGGCATTGTCCTGTTGTTACTACGCGAGAACCGTAGATTGACTAATCTATTGTTGGCAAAGAACCCATCAGCAGCTATCGCCGCCGAAAAGTTCTCTAAGTCAACAAAGAAAGAACAAGTCGATCCTCGGTCACGAACATCGTGGCAGTCACCAACTGAAGGCGTAGGGCCATGAAACCTTGGGAACCACCCAAACCAACAGATGTCATTGACCTATGGAACAAGGCTGACCGCTATCTCCTAAAAGAACGCCGGGACTACTGGATGAACGCGTCCTACAACAGCGGTCAACAATGGATTTGGTGGGATCAGACCCGCAACATCGTCCAAGAACTGGACTATGCCAACGACAACGAACGGTACACGCGTATCACCGTAGACAAGTTTGGGCCTCGTACAACAAACCTTTTATCTCGTATGACGCGCTCCCCACTCGTATGGGAGATCGAGCCATCAGGAACCGATGACGCATCAGCTCGTCGCCAACGCCTACAAGAACAACTTCTCCTATCGGAAGCCCACGAACAAGACTGGGCTGACATCCGTGAAGAACACCTTCTTCAAGTGCTATACGGTGGATCAGCAGCCGTATCTATTGAATGGGATCCTCAACTAGGCAAGATCGTTGCCACCGACCCCGTGACCGCTATCCCGATCCCCGCTGGTGGTGTACGCCTCACACCCCTCGGTATCAGCGAATTCTGTCTAGAACCAGGTTCACAGTCAGTTGATGACGCTCGTTACTGGATCAAATGTGTCGCTCTACCCCCTGAGCAGGTCAAAGAACGCTACGACCTTGACTTTGATCCCGTACCTGACGCTGAAGCATCATTGTCATCGCGCCACCGCACATTGCTCTCGCGTCGACCACAAGGTCAACCACCCCGCTTAACCCTTGTCTACTGCTATTACGAACGCCCAACCAACCGTACTCCTGGTTGCGTCGTCCACGTCGTAAACAACAAGCAGGTATACGCCTACGGCAACGGACAAGGCTGGCCATTCCCGTTCCCCCGCCTCAACATCGCTATCGGTATCCAGCGGAAAATCCCTCGTACATGGGTCGGGAACACACTTCTCACCCCGGCACGAGACATCCAGTACGCCTACAACCGTGCGCGCTCAACCATCCTTGAACATATGCGTAAAGCAGCCAACGCTCGACTGATGGTTCCCGCAGGATCAATTGAAGACTCCGACACTATTACGACCGACCCCGCCGACGTTCTTGAGTACAACGCTGAACTGGGCGAACCGCATTGGCAGTCAGCACCCGAAGTCCCCCGCTGGATCAGCAACGAAGCAGCACAACTTGAAGCAGAGATGGACGACATCTTCTCCACCCACGCTGTTTCTCGTGGTCAAGCCCCTGGTGACCGCAACTCAGGACTTGCCCTATCGGTATTGGCTGAAAAAGACGACGGCCCACTAGCACCAATGGCACGAAACCAGTCCGCTGTTTGGGCGCGTATCGGTCAAATGACGTTGCAGTTGTACCGTGCCTACGCCCAGCAATCAGGCATGGTGCGATCACAAACGATCACCACCCAGCAAGGATCAACCGTCCAGTTTGAATGGACAGCCGACGACATTGACGAAACCCCACAAGTCAAAGTCCCGTTAGACGCAACCGCACCACGATCCAAGATTGCAACCCAGTCCGTCATCACATCGCTGGCACAAACCTTCCCAGCAGCATTCCAAAACATTGACGGCCCAAGCCTGTCAAGACTGCTCGACCTTCCCGACCCCAAAGGTTTCATGGCATCAGCAGATCCCGATGTCGCTAAAGCCGAATGGGAAAACGGACTACTCATGCAGGCAACCCCTGTCATGCCAGCCGACTTTGACGACCACGCCAAACATATTGCCCAACACAACCGTGAGCGCAAATCCCCTGCATACGAGCTTGCAACACCCGATGTGCGACAGGCAATTGATGTTCACGTTCAAGCGCACCAAAAGCTGGCCGCCGACGAGGCAGCCGCACAACTCGCCCAACAGCAACAGATGCCGGGATCAGAAATGCTCCCGCAAGCCAATGAAGCACCTGGATCATTGGTTCCAC